CGATTGGTGAGGATGACGATTCTCTTGATTATTTCAAGAAGCTAGCTGACGGTTAGTCGTCAATACAATTAAATAGAAATAGAGAACCCCCCGTTCCTTTTTGGAGCGGGGGGTTTTTTTATTGTGCTGGTGCTGCGAGCGATGGATCAGTTTTTGTGTCAATGGGGAGTGGTATTACTTGTGCCCCACCACCCGATTGACTTTGGTCAACATTATTAACCACTACATTTCCTTTTCCACCACTACCGGCTGCGTTATTTACACCAGCACTTTGGATTCCTTGAGCAGCCTGTGCGCGAGGGTCTTTTGGTTCCAACTTGGAGTCGCGTCGCGGTCGCGGGAACGATCTCGGGCGCTGCCGTTCGCGCGGTCCGCCCAGCGACATCGTGGAGATGTCGTATCCTTCTCTGTCTATTGGAACGAAGTCTTGGGTGCCGTCTTTGTTATAAATTGTTCCATATAATTTTCCATTATACTCCTGAACTCTATCCCAATAATCCATAGGATTCGCACCAGTCGCATCAGTCTCACCAGAGGTTGGGTTAACACCATCCTGACCTTGTATTTTTTCTGCTTCATTTTCGGCAGCAACATCCATTTTGTCTAATACTTCTTGAACACCAGACCCACCAGTGAACTGTTCTGCTAATGCAGTCATGCCTTCCTCACCCAACCAAGCCCCACCAATACCACCAACAATGCCACCAAGCAAAGTTCCAACACCCGGCAATAGCATTGTTCCCAACGCTGCGCCTGCCGCCGCGCCGCCTAAGCCACCACCAACAGATCCTGCTGCTCCAGCAGATCGTTCTACTGCATAATCTTCAAGTTGTTCTTCACTAAGTACGCCTTGATTTTCTAGTTCATTGGCATCATAAATGTCTTTTGCTGCCATTCCTGCATCTACGGCAACGGCAATCGGAGTTGCCGCACGACTAAACCACTTTGCAACCTTTCCAAATTTAGACATACTTTTAGCCATATCGTCTGCACTCTCTACAACCTCGTCAGCGGCACCTAAACCCTTTTCGGGAACAAGATCATCAGCCACCTGTGCTACATCATCTACTGCCCCAGCGGCACCCTTTGCTGCCTTTGCTGCTGCATCATCTGCCCCACCAAATAATTTAGACTTAATGTTTTTAAATTTGGACCCGGTATTCTTTATAAAGCTGTCCAAATTTTTGGCTACATCGTCGGCGACCGTTGCAATTTTTTGCCCAACATCATCTACCATTGAGGCATATCTTTTATTCATTTGTTTGAGTGCTTGTGTCCACCCAGAAAATACGTTGTTGAAATCGCCTTCCATTGTTAGCCAAGCAGCAAGCCCACCAAGAATAGCTACACCAAGTAATTTTATACCCCTGCCAAAACCAAACGAGCCATCTTTTTCTATTCCGCTATCTTCTCCACCATCTCCATCACCCTTCATCTTGTTTATCATTCTCTCCCAAAGGCGTTTTTGTTCCCTCTGCTCTTCAATATCTTCAAGCTGATTGCTTTCAACCGCTTCAAGCATAGAACCCGTGTTTTCTTCAACCTTCTCTAGTTTTTCGTTTACGCCTTCAAGTTGCTCTGTTGATTCCTCTTGGTTTTCTTCAAGTTCATCTGCTCCCTCACCACCAACAGCCTCAAGCATAGAACCTGTGTCTTTTTCAACTACACTTTCAAGCTGCTGATTGTTTTCTTCAACCGCCTCAAGCATAGAACCTGTGTTTTCTTCGACTAATTGGCTCTCTTCAAGTTCATCTGCTCCCCCATCACCCCCACCTCGCCTCTTTCCCCATAATGATTTTACTCCGCCCAAAGCAGCGCCACCGAGGGCTTTTCCGGCATCCATCGACATTCCGGCGATCATGTTCATTAGTGGGTTGTTATCAAAGCCTGTTGCAACTAAACTTTCTGGATCAAGCCCAGCTTGCGATATCCTAGATCCAACAGAACTTGCTGTGCCCTTCACGGCCGATAAAGTCCCGCCTCCAGCAGCTTTTCCGATACCTATAGCAGCATCACTTGCTGCACCACCAGTGGCAGATACTCCTTTAGCAAAGCGCGTGATGGGGTTAGTAATGGAATCTACGGATTTTTTTGATAGTTCTACCTTTTGTGGATGATTTGGATCGTCTCTGATTTGTTGTGTCATATTGTTTTACTTTCGTCTGCTTTCTTCTATTGCCTGTTTTTCCTTTTCAATATGATCCATAACCATAGAAACGTATAAATCTCTTTCCCAAGGTAACAACCCTTCTATATCAGCAAGGGTATAATTATGATACTGCATTAATGAAAAGTTAATCCGCAAAGTTCCCTCTAACGAGTGGTCAGAGAGAATTAACCGAAAAAACTTTCCAATCCTTCCAACCTCATCTCTTCTTTATACCCACATCTTTCACAGTTAAAATTCACATTCTGATACATCTTTGGTATTGTGTTAAAGAAATGTTCAATCTTTCTAAATTGATCTTGCGTTAAACCCTCAATAAAGTCTTTTATCTCTTCAGGAGTATAATCGGCTTTGCTGTATACGTTTTCTTTATCATAAATTTTATCAATACAACCAATAATTAAATCAAACGCATCATCGGACTTTACCTTTTTTAATGAAGAGATTAATGATGTGGTTTCAATATTTGGATAATTCATAATCATACCAACTTCATCAGTAAGTTCAATTTTGTTACTATGTGTTGGGTCTTTTTCAATTTTAATGTCGTTTACATCAATTTCAATTTCAATTGGTTTACAATTGTCTTCTTTACACCCTCGGTTTACGTAATTTGTTTTAATGATGTCGCCCATTGATCTTGCTCTAAGATTTACAAGAATGTATTCAAGGTCAAAAAGGGGCATGGCGTCTATGTCTAAATTATCAATAATACAGTTATTAATGATCTGTTTTATCGCAATAGTAATTTCCCCCTGATCTTCTCCTTCCATTGCCATCAAAAGGATTTTCTCTTCTTTTACAAGGAATGGTCTGTATGAAACCTTTTTGTTGTTTGAAGGTAATTTCAATTCATAAATCGGTACATCAAGTTTTGGTAAAGCCATAATTTATATTTCTCCTTGATTAGTTAATTGGCTGGTATATCACGCCCTTCTGGTCCGTCTTGTTGAGTAGAAGAAAGAGACGACTTCCTTCTCTTTCCGGCATTTCTAAGATTTCTTCCAAATGACATTCCTTGCTGAACATTACTCATAAATTGACCGTCTGCGCGAGAGAAAATCGCAACACCTGTTTTTTCGAGCTGACCAGCAACGTCAAAGTTTGGATATAGACTGTTCACATTTAAGTAGTTTCCGAATGGGTTGAGGCTGAGTGGTTCTTCCCTCCAATAACGATATGCCATTGTTACTTGAATATTATGAAACGAATCTCGTTGTGACCAGTCTAACTGCAAAGGGGCAACCATTATTGGATATGCGTCAATTAATTTTACGGCATATTGTATGTTGCCAGAATTGTCTAGTTGTTCGACAACCACATCAGAAACATAGTCATCAAAATAACTGAATTCATTTGATGAGCTGTTATCTTGTATGAAGGTTTGCCATCCCTGAAAAATTCTATTTACTTCCATTGCTTCTTGACAATAAAAACTAAGAACCATATCATCATAGATACTCTGATATGGAACTTTTCGGATGGGCCCATGCGTGGTGTATTCATTTGTGGCAAATGATCTTCCAGGCAACTGTGCCTGATTACACAACAACGAAAGGAGTTTTGATCCATCTGAATCTACAACTGCACCAGTGAACAAAACTCTAAAGTTTGCAGGAGATGCTAGCGATCCTCCAATTCTGGCTTTAAATTCGTTGATGTTGAATGGCATTATCCTACCTTCCTACCTTTACGATATTTCTTTCTGGTATCAATCCATACCTGTCGTTTAGTTGCCCCAACAAACCGCTCCAACGGTAAAAATAATGCAATTTCCCATTCATCCGGGGGTATTTCCATATAACGAGACATCACTTGTTCGTCCAGATACTTTTTAATACACGGTCTAAAGTATCTATATTTAGCAGATTTTCTTAGTATATTATATCCATTATTAAATAAACGTAGTCTTGTGGTTTCATCCATGTCTTCGTTGGTTCTTAGATCATAAAGATTGTCCATGAGAACCGCTCTCCATAGGTAAGGGAGGTAATGTAGGTTGATTCCCAAAAACCCATCGGAGTGTGCTTCAATTGGAAATATGATTGGAAATGAGTCATAGTATGGGAGTGTCTCTGCGTGCTTTGCTTCATATTGAAACATATACAATTTGCCGAGCATTCTTCTTGTCTTGATCGTCGGTTTCATTCTTTGATTCTCGCGACCAATTCTTAGAATTCTGTTGGAACTAACACCCTTTAAATTCCGCGTGCGGATTGCTTTATCTCGAAACCATTCGCGAGATTCATATGTATCCTCGGGCATGGTTTTCTTTTTTGTATTGGATTCGATGAGAGATTTGAAGTTTTTCTTTTTCTTTGCCATATGACTATTTATTTAATTATCCTTATTCCCATAGACTTTAATGTATCTTCGGTCCAAATCTCGAAACCCCACCCGCGGTCCTTTGCATATTCCTGGGCAAATTCCCATTTTGATGTGTTTAGCCCGTATGCATAGACCTCTTTGATGTAGCGGCGGGTTTTTCTTTTGGGTTTGGGTGGTGGTTTGGTTTGTCTCTTGGGTTTTATCTCGACTATCACGGTTTTGCCGTTGGTGTATGTTATTTTCAGATCAGGAAAGTAATTGTGGCGCTTTCCGTCTGTCTTTGAGATATAGGGGATCTTTAGTTCTTCGCTGCTCCAATGCCGAATTTCTGGATTATCATCACACCACTTAAACGTCTGCCTTTCCCATAAAGAACGATATGTTATGTTCATGGGATTTCCGGCATATTTATGCGAATTCTTTGGTTTCCAACGACCTTTATATGCCATAGTTTGCCTAAATAAATATAGTTATAGTATACATTTATATTTAGTTAACGGAGAAATCTTATATGTCCGTATTTAAAGGTCTTGGAACCAATTTGGTAGATGGTGTTCTTAGCGGAGCAGATGGTCCGCTTGGCAGTCTGTTTGGAGACAAACACCAATCAACATCTCTTAGCTTTCCTTCTGATGTCGAAGGATTGGGTCAGAGGCACTTTATTCAGTTTAGCATCGTTACTGTAGAGGGAGCAGCGTTTGAGGTTTCAGGAAAGAACACAGAAGAAGCAACAGAGTCACCAAGCAAATCAGGTAGCCTTTTGGGTGGAGTTGTTAGCGGAGCCCTCGGCGGCGGAATTGGCGGCGGACTTGCCGGTGCTGTTACAACTTCAATTTTAGATGCGGGCGGAGAAGGCGGAATTGGAGGCAAGTTAGATTCGGCAATATCGTCTGCCCAGGATCAAATTGCAGGTGGTTTAGATGCCGCACTTGGGGGTATTGAAGATATTGTTGGAGATGTAACCGAGTCTGTACAATCGACATTTGGTAAGTTGTCTGCTGGTGCCGAAAAATTTAAGAATGCTGTTGTAGAAAAAGTTCCTATTGCAGAAGACGCCTTGAGTGGAATTGGTGCGTTCCCAGGAAGTATTGGCGGAATTGCTGAAAGTTTTTCCAACGCATCCGGGGGGACCGAAAAGTCTGAGGGTGACATTGTATTGTATCTACCATTTGGTATCACCGAAACATATCAACCAAATTGGACTGGTGGAAATATGGGTTTAATCGGCGCAGCAATTCAAACTGCCGGTGGGGGTATTGATGCAATTAAGGAGCAAATAAATGCGACTAATTTAAAAGGCGCTGCTTCGGAAGTGGGGGGTAAAATTGCAGGTCAATTACTGGGAAATGATAATATATCAAACAAACTCTTAAAGGCTCAAGGTGTTTCTATTAATCCATACTTTGAATTGTTTTTTGAGGGAGTTCAGCCAAGAACATTTACTTTTGATTTTAAACTCTCTCCGAAAAATCAAACAGAAGCAGAGTCTATTCAAAATATCATTAGGCTTTTTAAGATGTATGCTGCTCCACCTGCAAGTGTTAATGATCCAGACACAGGAGCGCCTTCTGCACGATATTGGGGCTATCCGAGTATGTTTAAAATTCAATATTGGAATTCTGAAAAGCTGCATAAAATTAAACCATGTGCATTGCAGAACATTACAGTTAACTATACGGGTGATGGAACAAACCATACTTATTATGATGGGCATCCTATTCAAACAGATTTGACGCTAACTTTTATGGAAAGCGAACTGCTCACTCGTAATGATTTTACCGAGAAAGAAGGATATTAAAGTAACATGCCAAACGGATATTATTTTGAATATTTTCCTACAATTTTATATGAGACTTTTGTTGGGGAAGGGAAAGCTAAGGTAGTTACCGATGTATTCAGACGAGTTCGTGCGACTTTGCAGGCACGTTCCGATAAGAGTATTTATTATAATTATCAAGTTCAAGACGGCGAGCGCCCAGAGCATATTGCATACAAATATTATGGAGATGCCAAATATCATTGGGTGATTCTTTTAATGAACGAGGTGCGCGATCCTCAGTGGCAATGGCCATTGGATTCTTTTTCCTTTGAGAAGTTTGTTGAAAAAAAATATGGTAGCGTTGAAACTGCATCCACAGAGATATCTCATTATGAAACCTTAGAGCTAAGAGCGCCTGTTTCTGGTTATGGGTATAGTAGAGGAGATTTAATTTTGCCTGCTGGAATAAAGACAACTCAAGATTCATATAGTTATGCTGGCGGAGATTGGACTGGTCCGAATTATAGAAAAACAATATACAAGCTCGCATTAGAGACGACAATAAATGATAATAGGAGAAATATCAGTTTACTTCGCCGGAATCTTCTTGGTGAATTCGTTGATGAATTTGAAACGTTAGTTCAGACGAGAAGATAAACATGGCAACGACGAATCCCTCACACAATTATGGTGCCGGTGATGTATTAGTTACCAAATGTAATATCATATCGTCTAATGGAAAGCAGCTAAAAGACATTAGTGAAAGACCTTGGAACTATATTAGTTATACAGAAAGTATGGGGTTGTTACAGGGCGATACACAGTTTATTTCGGGTGAAATTGTAATTAACGATAACATTAACATTTTCAACGAAATGGTCTTGGTGGGAGACGAAATTGTTGAATTGCGGTTTAAAACGCCCCAGAAGAAAGAAATTGATTTTACGGGTAGAGTGTATAATATTAGTGTAACAAAACCAGATGACAACAATCGGATTGTTACACTCAAATTTTGTTCAGCCGAAAAAATTGTAGCTGATCAGTTAAAATTAAATCGTGCCTATCGTGAGGTATTATATTCTGATATGGCAAAGGATCTTTTTGCCCCGTTGAATGCGGTGAGTAAAAAGAAGATTTACGCAGAACCAACTAAAAATATGGGAAGTCTTATTGTGAATAATAAGAGCCCAATTGATGTAATCAATACAATTACTAAAGTTTCTAGGTCAGACAAATACATGGGTGCAAACTATGTATTCTTTGAACAGTCTGATGGTTTTTTCCAATTTACATCAATTGAGAGCTTGGTCGATCCCTCAAAAGTAAAACCAACAATCACATATGTATTGGAGCCACCATCTGAAAAGGGTGATATTCGGAAGCTGGCAGGAATTAAAAAATATAAGATTGAATCACTTCCAAATACGATTACCAATATCCAGAGTGGAGTCTATGCATCTACTTTGGTTAGTAATGATCTAATGAGAAGGAAAGTGGAATTTAATACTTTTGATTATGATGAATCTTATAATAAGTATAAGTCTGTTAATCATAACGAAGTGTCCTCTGGGCAAGGCAAAACATCGTTAACGAACAATAAAGCATACACACAGAGAAGTAGTAGTTATGTTAAATTTTTACCAAAACATTATGGGTCGTTTGATACTGAGCGCAATCATAATGATGAACGGGCTGATTCCGAATTGCTAAGAAACTCTCAGCTTCGGCAAATCAATGCAATTCGTTTACAAGTTATTGTTTCGGGAGATAGCCAGCGAAGAGTTGGTGAGGTTGTTAATTTGAAAATTCCAACTCAAGAAGAAGTGGGTGGTCGTGTGGATGAGCTTCTCTCTGGAAGATATTTGGTTTCTAAAATTAAGCACGTCATTTCATCTGAAGAACATGGTTATCATACTGCGATGCAATTAGTCAAGGATTCTTATGCGAATCCATTACCAAAGAAGGCATAAGATATGGAACCCTCTGGAGTTGGACAGCAAGGAAAGTTTCATTGGTGGGAAGGGGTCGTAGAAGAAAACTTAGATCCCACTGGAGCAGGGCGATGTAAAGTCCGTGTGATTGCTCACAACACACCCATGAAAAATGATTTAACTTCAAATGAGCTTCCCTGGGCATATCCAGTCATGCCGCTTAACAATCCTCACGGAAAGGTCGTTGCACTGAAACCCGGAACGAGAGTGATGGGATTCTTCCGAGATGGTTCCGTGGGCCAAGACTTGGTAATGATGGGTACGATTAATACTGGGTATGGAACTGTAACTGGGTTTGATGATGACGAAGATCCGGTAGATGCGATTACTGTTGCCGATCCAATTCCACGGGTTGGTGAAATTGGATTTGTTGATGACCGAGAGGGAGCAGGTGGTCCTATTGAAAATCAACCACAGAAAACGCTCGTGTCTGTTGAAGAGGGTAAGTTTTCCCACGAAAATATATCAGACTACGGTCCTCTGGTTGTTAATGAAATTAACACGCCGAGATTGGCACGAGGGGTTGTTCAGAATACGATAACCCAGGCACATATAGAAGGTAAAACAAAATTATCAAAAGTCGATGGAACAGAAGTTGAAGAGCCAGAAAACCCATATGATGCAAAATATCCATTTAATACAGTAGAAGAATCTGATAGCGGACATTTACGCGAAGTAGATGATACTCCTGGTGCAGAGAGAATCAAAGAAACTCATAGAACTGGAACGTTTTATGAAATACACCCTGACGGAACAAAGGTTACGAAAGTCGTCAAGGATGATTTTTCTGTTACCATAGGAGACAAGGGTGTAAAAATTGATGGAGTTTGTGCGGTGCATGTTGTGGGTCAGGCTGATTTTTA